ACCTTTGGTTATGCCGTCAGGTGTAACCAAGTTTTAGATATTTCTTCGAGATCCAAAAACATTTTTTCATGGATAGTGAACTTTACTCGATCAAAAGCCGAGACTATGCCCCCCTATTGTGTGTATTGATTATAGGTTCATTGCCCTTTGAAATTTTTCGATGTATTTTGAAAATATGAGCTTTGATCTAACTAATGTGCCAGAAGAGCATTTGAAGAAGTTTGCGACTTTATTAGATCGAGCTAAGGAGATTAATGAATCAGAGTTAGCCCGTGATGATTTTATGGCTTTTACTAAGGCTGTATGGGAAGATTTTATAAATGGACGCCACCATAAGATAATGGCAGAGAAGTTTAACCGTTTGGCTCGTGGAGAGTTAAAACGATTAATTGTGAATATGCCACCTCGGCACACGAAATCTGAATTCGGAAGTTATTTATTACCTGCGTGGTTGATGGGACGTCGCCCTACGTTAAAGATTATGCAGACTACGCACACGGCTGAGTTAGCGTTTAGATTTGGTCGTAAGACACGTAATTTAATGAACTCGGAGGCATATAAAAAGATATTTGATGTAGAGTTGCGAGCAGATAGTCAGGCGGCAGGACGTTGGGAAACTTCAAAGGGCGGTGAATATTTTGCTGCGGGAGTTGGTGGTGCGGTTACTGGACGAGGTGCTGATTTATTAATTATTGATGACCCCCATAGTGAACAAGATGCGTTGAGTCCTACGGCGATGGAACATGCTTATGAGTGGTATACGTCAGGACCACGCCAAAGGCTTCAACCAGGAGGGTCTATTGTGATAATTATGACCCGATGGGCAGAAAACGATTTAACAGGTAAGTTGTTAAAGCAGCAGGGGCGAGATGTTTTAGCTGATAAGTGGGAAGTTGTAGAGTTCCCTGCTTTGATGCCAGATACAAATGAGCCGTTATGGAGTGAGTATTGGAAAAAGGAAGATTTACTTTCGGTTAAGGGCAGTTTGTCTGTGGGTAAGTGGGAAGCCCAGTGGCAGCAAAACCCGACGAGTGAACAGTCTGCTATATTAAAACGTGATTGGTGGCAGCGTTGGGAGCGTAAAGAGTTACCGCCTTTGGAATATGTAATGCAGAGTTATGATACAGCGTATAGTAAACAGACTACTGCTGATTATAGTGCGATAACTACATGGGGTGTATTTTACCCTACGGAGGGAGGACCACCAAACATTGTTCTTGTAGATGCACAGCGTGGACGATGGGATTTTCCTGATTTGCGTAGGCGAGCGTTGGAAGAATATAAGTATTGGGATCCTGAATGTGTATTGATAGAGGCAAAAGCTTCGGGTATGCCCTTAACACAAGAGTTGCGAGCTATGGGTATTCCAGTGCAGAATTATAGCCCGAGTAGAGGAAATGATAAATTCACTCGAGTAAATTCAGTTGCACCATTACTTGAAAGTGGTTTAGTATGGGTTCCAGATACTCGATGGGCAGAGGAAGTTGTTGAAGAGTGTGCTGCTTTTCCTGCAGGAGAGCATGATGATTATGTTGATACGGTTACGCAAGCGTTACGCAGATTTAGAGAGGGCGGTTTTATTCAACATCCTGAAGATTATGAGGAAGAAGATACTGCTCCTAGAATAAGGAAATATTATTAATGGCACAACCCCCACGACCAAGTAATATTGATAGAGCTTTAGTACAAGCCCCGAATGATTTTTTAAGTATAGAAGAAGAGGATCTTGCTCAACAGGAAGATGATTTTTTAAATGTTGAGGTTGTTGAAAATGATGAAGGTGCGGAAGTAAGTTTTGGTGAGGAAGAAGTTACGTTTGGTGGTGAGCCAGAAAACTTTTATGATAATTTAGCCCCGATGGTTTCAGATGCTACATTGACAGGTGTAGCTAGTTATGTAATAGATTCTGTTGAAGAAGACCGTACTAGCCGTGATGATTGGGAAGATACTTATGTAAAGGGTTTAGATTTACTAGGTATGCGGTATGAATCTAGAACAGAACCTTTTGATGGTGCTACTGGAGTTATTCACCCTTTATTAAATGAGGCTGTTACGCAGTTTCAATCTCAGGCATATAAAGAGATGTTGCCAAGTTCAGGACCAGTGCGAGCAAATATTGTTGGTACACCTACCCCTGATGCAGAACAACAGGCTCAACGTGTGCAAGATTATATGAATTATCAAATAATGTATGAGATGGAAGAGTATGAACCTGAGTTTGACCAGATGTTGTATTATCTTGGTTTGGCAGGGAGTGCATTTAAGAAAATATATCGTGATCAATCGTTAGATAGACCAGTAAGTAAGTTTATTCCTGCGGAAGATGTGCTTGTACCTTATGTTGCTACAGATTTAAAAACGGCTGAACGTGTTACTCATGTGATAAAAATGTCTAAAAATGAGTTACGCAAGGCACAAGTATCGGGTGTTTACCTTGATATGGAAGGTAAAGGCGGTACAACTGATAGTTATGGTGGAGGTAGTGATTCAATTACCGATGCTTATGATGATATTGAAGGCAGATCACCGTCGGGTACTGATGAACAGTTTACATTATATGAGTGCCATTGTTTTTTGGATCTCGATGATTATCCAGATATTGATGCAAAAGGTGAAGAAACAGGTATAAAACTCCCTTATATCGTAACAGTTTGTTTAGATACGAATGAGGTTTTGGCAATTAGGCGTAATTTTGCCCCAGATGACCCTAAAAAAGATAAAATTCCGCATTTTGTGCAATATAAATTCACTCCAGGACTAGGTTTTTATGGTTTTGGCTTAATTCACTTACTTGGGAACTTATCTCGCACCGCTACAGCTAATTTACGGCAGTTAATTGATGCAGGTACGTTGAGTAATATGCCTGCAGGATTTAAAGCGAGAGGTTTACGCATTGCAGATGAGGCAAATCCTTTAGCTCCTGGAGAATTTAGAGATGTAGATGTTCCTGGAGGTGATTTAAAGGCTTCTTTAATGCCATTACCTTATAAAGAACCTTCTGGAACGTTATTTCAATTAATGGGTTTTGTAGTAGAGGCAGCGCAACGGTTTATCGGGACAACCGATATGGGCATGGGGCAGGGTAATCAAGAAATGCCTGTCGGTACTACTATCGCATTATTGGAACGTGGCTCACGGATTGTGAGTGCTGTGCATAAACGGCTGCATTCATCTATGAAATCAGAGTTAAGGATGCTTGCGCGGTTGTTTGCAGAAGATCCTACACCTTATCCATATAATGTTGGTGTAGATGGTATGATAAAAATGCAAGATTTTGATAATCGTGTAGATATTTTACCAGTAAGTGACCCAAATATTTTTAGTATGTCGCAAAGAGTTGTTTTAGCACAAGAACAATTAAAATTAGCTCAGGCAGCACCTGATTTGCATAATTTGTATGAATCTTATAAGCGTGTGTATGAGGCATTGGGTGTAAGTAATATTGAGCAAATATTAAACCCAGAGCCAGAAGCACAACCTATGGATCCTTCTACTGAAAACCAAGAGGCAAGTAAGGCAGCAGCAGGACAGGGTAAAATGCAAGCATTTCCGCAACAAGACCATGATGCACATATCGCGGTGCATTCTGCGTATATGAATAGTAAAATTGCACAGATGCAGCCGCCTTTATTAATGACATTAGAGAAACATATTTACGAACATCTTGGTATGAAAGCCACGGTTATGGCTCAGCAACAGATGCAGCAAGCAGGGCAACAAGCAGACCCTGCTCAACAAGAACAAATGGTTGCTCAGTTACAAGCACAATTAGTTGCAGAGTATCAAAAATCACAACCACCTGCACAAGAACAAGACCCACTCGTACGCATAAAAGAGCAAGAGTTGCAGTTACGTCAACAAGAGATGGTAGCTGACCAACAAAATGATCAGCAAAAATTAGCCCTTGACCAACAACGAGCTCAACAAAACTTTCAGTTAGGGCGTGACCGTATAGAGAGTACTGAGGATATAGCCCAGATGAGAGCTCGTATTGCTCTGCAGAAACAAAATCAAACGAGGGGATAAAATGTCTAAAAAGAAAACTAAAGGTAAAAAAGGAAAATCTATTGATATCGCAATTATTTTTGGTGTTCCTAGCATGGGTAGAGAAACTAAGAAAAATAATCGTCAGAAGTTGTCGCATGGTGGACAACCTTACTTTATGGGGAACGCCTATCCTTCCTCCGATACTGATAGGATTAGTCGTGGTGGCGGTGCTGCGTTCGCAGGGGTAAAATTCAGAGGAGTTAAATAAATGGATAAACGATTAAAGCAGCTTATACAGTTAGCTGAAGAGGGTAATGAAGAAGCAGCCTCTGATATTGCAAGAGAGTTCCCGAGCCAATACGAAAAGATATTTGGTATCCCTATGCCTAAGTTGGTTGAGAAAAGTCATGGCGGTATAATTGAAAGTAAGCCTAATAAAAAGATGCGCCCCCAAGGAGTGAGAGCTGCTAAAAAGGGATTTGGTAAAGCTTATTTGACGTAATAATGGACGAACAAACTGTTGCAAATAGGATTAAGTCTTATATCCCTCCTGAATTAAGAGGGATACCACAAGCATTGCGTGAAACAGTCACACCTTATATTCCACCTGAATTAAGACCATATAGTCTAGCAGCTAAACAGGCAGGTGATTTGGCTGTTGCGATGAATCCTATTACAATGGCGAGGGAAATGACGGGTAAATCAGGACAATTTTTTGACTCAGGAGGTAAAGATTACCAAGCAGGATTAGGAGCATTATTAGATACTGCTTTATTAAGTGCAGGTCCTATTGCAGGTCGTATCGCCTATGGAGCTAAAGAGCCTATGAAAGCGGGATTAAGATATATGCAAGATTTGTTTTATCCTTTAGGAGCTTCTGATGAGGTTGCAGAACAAACTGTAAAAATTGCCGATCCGAGTAAAAGAGATTTTATGAAAAAAGCAGGAACGGCAGGAATTTTATCGGTAGTTCCTGCTGTTAGAGGAATAGAAGAAATAATGCCTACAGCTACAACAGCTAAAGCGGTTAAAGCTTCTCCTGCAATAACTGGAGGGGTTAAAGAAGTATTATCTATAATGCAAAAATATGACGATAAACTAAGAGAAAGTGTTGACGTAACAAATAAAGGTTTAGGTAGACAAGCCCAAGCACTAGAAGAAGATGCAGACTTTTTATTGTCGCAAATGCGAATGGAAATGGATGACACATTTAAAAAGCACGATGCTGATGGTAAAATTATAGTAGATAAACAAGGAAATATTTTTAACAAAGTGCTTGATTCGTCAGAAAAACAAGCGGTAAAAGAAATGTTTGAAAATATGAGCGATATAGAACTAGGGCGTATTGCAGATGACCTTGTAGACGATGATTCATTCTTACATCCTGATGTTTTAGATAATTTTTTAAAACAAGTTACTACGAGATCAATAGATGAAAAATCTTTAAACCCTGA